GAGTCCTTTCAACCTCCGGTAGTTTAGTAATGTCCTCCCCTGCGAGATGTACGAACGTGGCGAACCATCCGTATTTCTCGGATAGCTTGGATCCTTCACCGCCTTGGAATAGCTGTCCAAAGCGTCGACTAATGCGGTCCCGGTACGCAAAAAAAAAGCGGCCGCACCTAGGGCGTGGGCCATCTTCATCTCCCGGAAGAATTCCGTGCGGTCCTCGCCGTCGTAATCGGCGATACGGTAGAACTCGCCGTGCTCCTCTACGATGGGACGGTAGAGGATGCCCATGACCTGGGGGAGGTTCTTATCGAGCGACTCCTTGCAGAGGGTCTCTATGTCTGCGAACTCGGCCACGGTAACGCGGGAGAGGTTGGGGTGGAAGCCGTAGCGCTGATCCAGTTCTATGATGCGCTCGACGGGGTAGTCGTCGGAATACTTCTCGAGGATGCCGCCTATCACTGCGCCGATGTGCTGGATATCGGCTTGCGCCATCGCCATCACTTCGCCCTCGGTGAGGTCGCAGAGTATGCAAATCGTCTCCACCACCTGCCGGAGCTCGTCCCCTTCGGGTATCGCTTGGATGCGCAGGTACTGGTCTACGGTGATGTCGTAGAGGTCCTCCGGGATTGTGATGGTCTTCTTCACGATAGGAAATATTTGCCGCTTCGGTTTGTGGTGAGCAAGTTCAAACAAACGTACCGCACCGCATCGATGCCGTGGTTGTCCTTATCGACGGGCCGGTTGAGGTTGCGCCCGTTCTTGTCCTGCTCCCATCGGTACGCCCGAAGCTCCTTCTGTAGCTGGGTGCTCTCTGCCGTCACGAGCAGCTTGTGCCTTCTCATAATGTCGATGCCCTGCCGTATCGAGTCCGGCCCCTTCCGTGCGGGCTTGACGTTGTGCCCCAACCTGAAGAGCTCCTCGATACTCTTCGGCTCGGCAGAGTCTGCGATGATGGTCTCCACGTTCAGCTTGTCCAGCTCCTCACCGATGTCGGGGTTCGTGAGTCCGGTCGAGTAGAGGCGCTCGTGGAGGATGAGCGTATTCCCGTCTTGATAGACATCGATGACGGCGGTGGGGTCGTTGGTAAATCCGAAGTCGAGGCCCGTCCCTATCCTCTTGCCGGCTATCTCTCCCACCTCCCATGTGAAGACGGCGGCCTGGTTTACGCCCCTCTCTCCGAGGCCGTAGATGCGCCAGTAGTTGGGGTCCGCTTCCTTGAGGCGTTCTATCTCTGCGATGGTGGCCCGGTCGAGGTAGGGGTTGTCCTTGTACGTGGTGCGGAAGAAGCTCGCATCGGTTCGGGGGATGACCTCCTCGTAAATCCAGTGATACTCATCGGATGGGTTGAAGTCGATGATGACCTTGTTCGTGGTCCGGAGTAGGAGCTGCCTCCAGTCCTCAAGGGAGAGCTCGTTGGCCTCGTTGATGAACAGGATTGACCTCTTGCGGCCCCTCACTTTTTGGGGTTGGTCTACACTGATGAACTCCACGAGGTTCCCAAACAGGACATAGTTGGCCTCTGACTTGTTGTGCTGTTCGGGGTTGTATGCGTCTTCCCTTTCGAGTATCTCAAAGAAGTCCCGCATGACCGAGGCGCGGAGGGCGGGGAATGTCTTGCGGGCTATGGTGATGACGGCCCCGGCGTTCTCGTTCTCATAGCAGAGCTCGACCAGGGACTGAAGTATCGAGTACGTCTTCCCCGATCGCGTGCCTCCTTGGTGGACTTGGATGCGGGAGCCGCACCCTTTCACGTGGTAGTACGTGGCGGGCTGCCTCACGCAACCTCCGGAATGTTTGCCCAATGTGTAGGGGCGCCCTCAAAGTCCGCGTCCTCAATTTCCCAGATGCCTTGCGGGTCGTGCTTCATCGAGAAGAATATCACGCACGAATGCCACGAGGCGGGCTCCGGTTCGTCGGCTTTGCAGACCAAATAGAAATCTTCCGTTAGAGGCGGCGTGTCGAATGTGTTCCAAGTCATGGGGTGAATTTAAGCCACGTCCGCGTTGTCATCGGTGAACCACGAGAGCGGCTTCTTCTCGGCTACGGCTATCTCTTGGCGCTCGATATACCCCCGGTTCTTGCCCTTGGTCTTGAGGTAGAAGATGGTCGCCGCAGGGTTGCCCTGGTCGATGAGCTTGTGGAGCTTGGACTCGGCGAAATCGAGGGCCACGTCTCCGAGCTCTTGTATGGCCGTCTTGTATTCGGGGTCGGCGTCCATCCAGTTGTAATGGGTTTGGCGTACAATGCCGACCACCTTACAGGCTTGCGTCACGATGCCGAGGCTCTTCTCCATCGCTTGGATCATCGCTTTTTTTTGTGCGTCCATTACTGTCAAAAAATTTGCATCTCCTGTGACCGTGTACAGTTCGTCAGTTCATCTGTATTTGGGTCACGGTAAAATGTGATTCTGGCTGAAAGTTTGAGTACGCCATCCTTGTCCGCCAACTTCGGAGAGAGGTAGGGCAGGGCCTTAACTATTGCGTTGTATGCTTCGTCGTGCGTCATGTCAATTTCTTGGGTCGTACCCTGCGTCGGCTTTGCCCTCAAATACGGGCTCCACGGTGAAGGTGTACTGCGCCCTCTTATACCTTCCTTGAATGCTTGAGCTTGCCTCGGTCCGGATGTGCCTTGCGAGCATGAGCTTTGCGACGGTCCTGCTGGATACGTACCATACCTCTCTCTCTTCATATTCCGGGCACGTAAACACCGCGCGATATGTCTCAGCCATTCAAGGCTAAATATAGCAGGATGGCAAGTACCCCCATATAGCCGTAGAAGGTGGCGCGGTATGCGTACTCTTTGCGGTTCACTTGATCATTTTACCGCATGAAGGAATTACCATCGTCCAATACTTTTCGCCCTTGCGAATCCACCGCTTGCCGACCTTAAAATCTTGGCGGGCGATATGGTCCATGCGAGACTGGTAGCCGGTGCCGTAGGAAGCCTCAAACGTGGCGGGCATCGGACGGATGCCGATGTACTTGTCGACCATATAGTATTCTTGATAGAATCCGAGGTGCTCAAATCGTGCTTTCATAGTAGCAAATATACACAACGTATATACATTCCTGCAATTATTTCTTGCTTTTCTTTAATGACGGCGAGACAATCTTGGGGACGGCATAATTCCAAAGGATATGGTGATGGATGCGGGGGCGCTTATCTCCTACCGTGCTTATGCGTACGCAGCTGGGCGCCATTGTCACAGATGTAAACGCCTTTACGTATGTTCCATAATTCAAATAAAGCTCCGTAATGCCGCCCTTCTGGCTCTGCGTGGTAGTCTGCACGAGGTTGGCGAAGGGATTGGTAAAGAATAACACCCCACGTCCGCCCAGGGTCACGTAGGTATTTACGTCTTCATTGAAGGTTCCGACAAACTTGAGCGGCCTATCGCTGGAACAGATAAACGAGTTCATGGCCTTGCGTTTCAATGTCTGCCGTTTGGCTCCAGCGTTATCCTTGCCTCCGATGTAGTCTCCGCCCTGCGCCATCGCTATCGTCGTCGTCGGGGTCTGCTTGTAGAACGTGAGCATTGACGCCCAGACCTTATCGAGGTTCCATATTGGTTGCGGGTTGCCGAACTCATAGAAGCGCCACTCGAAGCGGGTGTAGTCGTCGTCAAGCTGGATCCAATACTTGGCCCCTATCTCCTGCGCAATTTGATAGCTCGCATTGCGGGCGTGCGTAATCGTGGCCATCTGTCCGAAGTTGTCTCCGCAGTCCGTTTGGCTTGCGAGCTGCTTCTTGTTGAACTGATGCACCGGGAAATCGAGCTCGAAGTATTCTGCCGCTCTTTGATCTTGGTCGTCGATAATGAGGTGTATCGGTCCCGTGTACCCATGTCGGCGCAGGGTCGGGATGGTCTTGATATTGTCCGGCCTTCCATGCGTTAGAATGAACGCTACGAATTCACTCATGCTCTTCGAGATATTGCTCTTTTAACTCTTGGTTGAGCCTTACGAATCCATCTTGTATGGCCTGGCCAAAGTCTACAATGACGAGCGCCGACTGCTCCATGAGATTCTGGACTTGTTCAGGGGCGTGGGCGTAGTATTCTGCTATCTGCTCATAATCGAATACGATATGCCGAGTCGCCGCCATTCGAAGAAATGAGTCTATCTCCGGGTCGAGATCTGCACCGTCGATACTTGCGATGATTTCTTGATACTTGCCCAGCCCTTGCAGCTCATCGACTTGCGGTTGTGCCTTGGTCGGCTTGTATATGGGAGCTTCTACTTTCGTGCTGTACGGGTTGCCCGGCTCTTCTTCTTCTACTTCCGGAGTCCACACATCCAGACCCCACTCGGCCAGGGGGTACGAATCCCACTCGTTCGCTAAGATGTCCCAATCGTGTTCGCCGTAACTGACGTTGTCCTTGATGATGAACTCGGAGCTCTTATCGTGGCCCCAGTCCGAGCGGTAGATAGGTACCTCCTTCAGCCCTGCCTCCCGTGCTGCCTTCAATCTCATATTCCCGCCGAGGACCACGTTGTCCTTGTCGACTACGATGGGACGCGCTTCGAGCATCTCCGGGAATTGGCGGAGGGATTCTACGAGCTTGCGGAATTTCTCCTCGGTGATGGTCCGGGGGTTGTGCGGGTTCTCGCGTATGGTGTTAATGTCTGCCTTCAAAATAGCTTGAGTTGTGCTTGTGGGTCATAGTAGGCCTCGTATTCGGTGATGACAGTCACGCCCCCGTTGGTACGATATTGCCATGCCGTTGCGAGTTGCTGTCGGCCGTCCTTCTCGACGATGTTCTGAAACAGGATTCGGTCGCGCTTCAAAATAT